TTCTGGAATATAAGCATAATTCTTTAGAATAGGAACATCACTTTTCAGCAATACTATTGGATTGATTATATCGAATGTATCTTTGAATGTAATATCAAAAATCTGTTCATCTGTCAACGTTTTTCCTATTGTGTTATTGGAATCTGTGGTATTGAACAGCTTTATAATCATTCTAAACCTCCCCTTTAATGGAAAAGGCAGGGAATTATCCCTGCCAATTCCCTACAACTTACCACTATCCAATGAAGAACACTACAAAGTTTTCGTTTAAATCGTTGTAGTAGCCTGCATCCATCTTGTAGTAGTTGGTATAGAACTCTGCTTTAGCGTTGTAATGAGTTGTTACTCTCCTGTCGAGGTTGGCAACTCCTACAGCGTTCACGTCAAACATAACTCCTAGAATACCACTAACTTCTACTTCTTTCTTAGAAGAAGTCTTTACATGAATCTTAGATACATCATAAAAGGCATATTCCGTACCAGAACCCTGCCAATATGGAACAGTTTCATGCTTCGGAAGGGAAGTTAGTTCTTTGTTGAATACATCGCTCTGCAGGAACACATCTACAGCAGAACTGAAATCACTTAATAGAACTGTGGTTAAATCACTAGCAGGTGTGAAACGTTCCTTTCTTCCCACATTAAACAACGTAGAAATCTTGCTCATTCTGTCTTTGTAAAGGGAAATCACATAGCTAGCGAACCGAATGAAATCAGGGTTTAGAATTGCTGATCCTGGTTCTAGCTGTTCCTCTGCATAATTTGCGTTGTATAGTGCAAGAAGGTTAATAGCTTTAGTTCCTGTTTTGGTTAAGTCTAGGGTATTATTAGCTTCATCAAACAAATCATCAAGTAGTGTTTCTGCTGTCATGTTGTTAATTGCTCTCATTACAAGGTTATCAAGTCTGATTGTCATTGCCTTTTCTACAGCATTGAAAATCATGCTTAGGAAACCGTTCAATTGCTCTCTATTGGAAAACGATTCTTTCACTTGCAATTCTGTAAAGCTAACAGGAACTTCAAAGGTAACTCTGTTATTGAAGAACTTGGCAGAAACTTGTGGCTGATGGAACACATCCTGATTATAGGTTTGCCCATCTACTAGGTTCCAACTTTCGTTTTCCTTTGCTTCGGGAATATCTGCGGTAATCTTTTCTAGGATAGAACCATACTCCCACGAATCCCTAAGCACAGAAGGAACACTACCCTTATAAACCCTATCATCGAAAATAACTTTCCCAATGTGATTGACTAGCTTTTTCACATAATTGTCTAGGTTGTTAGTGGAAATAATTTCCCTACCAACATCGACAATATTAGACAAATCTTCTTGAACAATTACACTTTCACCCATTATTTCGGATACAGTAGTATTCACTAATTGATATACTTGTTCAACGTTCATTTTCTTCACTCCTTTTGATTTTTAATAATATAAGCTACCTACAAAATTCGCAACGTTGTTGAACACAACATCAACGATTAAATTTTTTTGAATGAACTTCACCAACTTAGCCACTTCTTCAACTCTGCTTCCCTGTAAACCTTTTACCTCCTTGGTAATGGTTCTTTCATCTGTTTTAGAACCTTGGTTTGTGGTTGTATCTTGCCTATTTGTACTCTTTTCAACATTATCCACCATATCATTGGTATTGTAGCCTGAAACCCTGTCTATGTCTTGACTAACACTTTCGGAAGTGATTCCTAGCGAAGTTTCTTCAGTTCCTAAATAAGTTTCAGTAGTGGTCATGGAATACGATTCTAGCGGTATATCCTGCGTGTAAAGTTCATATAACCTGCTCCATGCCATACCATACATTGTAAGCAACATCTTTGCAACGGTAAGCATATTTTCTTCAGTTACTCCCCCATTAAGCATAACATTAGCAACTGTAGGTGAAACAGCTTTCATTCCATGAAGTCCTATGAACATTTTATCTAAAGTTTCAATGTCCATAGCAGGTGTGAATGGAAGGGTTTCTAGTTCATTCATGTAATGGAATAAACCTTTACCATCTACCATCAAATCACATACTTGCATTTACTCCCTCCCCCTAAATTCTTTCATAGCTTCATTATAATCTATTCCACTCAATTTTGCAATTAACAGGGTTTGTTGCATGATTCATGCTCGAAAAAACCTTGCTGATTCAAGTAATGTACTACAGCATCAATGAGCAGGGATAGAATAGGTTCTATGAATCTCTCTGCCCATGCAGGCAATTTGATTCCAGCTTTATTTAATTCACCCATTAAGGCTGTGAGAACCTGCTTCTTCTTCTCTTCTCCTGTTCCACCCTCTGCTTCAAAGAATACTGCTAGTGGAACAATAAACCCTGCAATTGTTATAATGGTTTGTAGAAACTTAATCATTGCCATCCTCCTCATTAATTTCATTTTCCACTTCTAACTCTGAATCTTCACCATCAATTTCTTCAACATCTTCTCTCTTTGCCCAACTTGAACTAAATTCTACAGTTATAGAAGTACCGAACATCGCATTAATTTTCTCTACAGCTTCCTGCCTACAGCGCAACATATTGTCAACTAGTGGATAAATACTATCAGAATTTATTTCTACCTCCTTCCTGATTAACCTTTCTCTCTTCATGTTGAAGTTAGAATTAAGTCCTAATTCATTATACAAGCTAGCTTTAATATACTGTTGAAGTTCGATTAAATCCACTAGTCTAGTTGAATTAGTTTCAGAAATTGTTTTTGTTTTCAAAGATTCATAAAGCCGATTCTCCATGATATAACCAATATTCCCTGCTTCCAAACCATCTAAATACTTTCTAGCACTATCTGCGGTATTACTATCACTAACAGATATTAGGTTGTTCACTCTTTTATTGATAGTGCTTAAAATCATAGTAATCTCATTTTCATTTAGGATAGTTGCATACTTTGAAATAAGAGGAATCAAACCCTGTTGCATATCATCGTTATTAATTAGAACTCCATCTTCTTTTAGGTTTAAAGTTTTGTTGAACTTTAAAGCAGGGTTAGCTATAACTATTTCAGTAGGTTCTCCGTATACTCCTGGCAACCCACCTAAACTTCCTGAGAAAGCATAAATCTCTCCTTCATGTTCTGTTACAAAGGCAAATCCTCGAACCTGTAGGATTCGCTCTAATTCTTTCTGTGGTATAGTTTCTGGTAGTCCATTATATTCAAACATCTGCAGGGTTCTTACTAACATATAGCGAATGAAGTTGTCAACATTTTCTGCTTTATTTCGGAAATCATAACGATAGAATCTGCTCATTGGGAAATCCTCCTTTATTCTATTTTACAATAATGTCGGGTTTTTGTCAACTATAATCTTTTGGCTATATTCAGATAATTGTTTATTGCATCCCCCACTTCATTGTTTTGATAGAATACCTTGTCTATCTGGAAAAAGTATAGAACCTTCTTCATAATCTCATTCGTTGGCTTATATATGCTTCTATGCCAATTCATTTTGTGGCTGTGCTCCAATGAGTAAATAAGATCGTTATCTTCATCTTGTAGTGGTGTAGTTTTAACGTGAATATAGGTGAACATATCCCCATCTTTCTCCACTATTTCGCATTGATATATCTGTCCTTCAAATATAATAAAGTAGATGAACACTATATCTTTAGGTGTGAACTTTACAGGACAATGTGGATATATATCTAGTTCCCAACTCCCTTCTGTAATCATCTTTAGCTTAGGATTGTCAAAGGCGAAATACACATCCGAATCTTTGCTAGCGTTTAACGATGAACAATATTCTACAGCAACCGTTAAAGGTGAAGAACCATAGGTATAAACATCTATGCTACCCTGCTTCATCTTGTGTATATGCGTTAATCCCATCTCTGCGAAATATGGGCAATATTTGTTAACCGTATTTCCTAGCATGAAAATCTTAACATCGCTTCTCTGTCTTACAATAGTGCTTATTGTATTCATGAATAGCACGAATTCATCTGGCAAATATACCCCGCGGGTTATGAATTCATCGAACAAAATAGTTTTTATTCTAGGGAATGATATACTCTTATTATGCTCTGTAGCGCTTAAAGCAAAGGCATGAGCAAATAAATCTGTTTCTGTGTTATATATTGCTCTCCCCTGTTCATCGTAATTGCAGAAGTAGAATTTCCCACCGTAATAATGAATTCCTTCATATTCTCCCTTACTTAGCTTCTTCACCTCTCCATTCTCAATTAGCGCTGAAAATATCCCTCTTGCTCTCATACCTCTAATATCTTCCTGCCACCTGCGAACAATTGCAAGTTCCCCACCATTGCCATTGAAATATTCGTTTATTGCATACTTCAGAACTGAATAAGTCTTTCCATTACTTCTCTCACCAATTATAACGTTGTAGATTGCGTTATGCCTGAGTATCCTATCCAGAGAATAAAATTTTGGCTTCTTGTTTTTTCTGAGTAACTCTTTCTTCTCACTCATCTTAAAACCTCCTTATATGTGCTTCTGTCCTTTGTATAAATAGCCTGCTTTCAGCATATTTAAGAAATTAACATACTCTCTAGCAAGTGATAGAGTGAATTCTGCCTTCTCTAAATGAACCCCACTTCTTGCTTCTGCCCACCCTTCCTTCCCTCTATAATCAATAACCATAGATTCCATTTCAGAATCTATATAGGTATGAGTGTTTTTCCCTGTTCTATCAGCAGGAATATAAAGTTCATCATTGAACATCTCAAATACTTTTTCATGGTCATTGTTGCAAACCTGCTTCATGTACTCTAAACCTTCCTTTTTAGATAGTCCTGCAACTGTTAATTCTAACTCTCCTGTATCAGAATGTTCAACTAAATAACGTTTTGCTCCTAGCGTTTTGAACCTAGAATAATGTCCATCAAACTCCCATAGTCCTATAAATTTCTCTACTCCCTCCTTCGTTTTAGGCTTCAATTTTTCAATAGGTATCTTGTAAAGTGAACACATTTTCTCAAGTTTTCTAATCAGGTTTTTGTTATATGCTTCAATAAATGGCTTGTGCTTTTCATAGTTCAAGAACTTAATAGAATCCGTATCTGAATAAACATAATCATTTCCCATTGCTATGATTCCATACCATAAGTTTCTCCTTGCATATGCGGTAGTCCATATTCCCCAAGGATAATATAGGAACCTGTTCTTTGATTCGTTATAGTGTTGAATCTGTTTTTCAACATCGGCAGGCTCCACCTTCCAATCATCTGTATATGTTATTTCATCCCTCACAATAGCTGTAACACACATTCCATATACCGAATTCAACATACCTTTAGATAGTAGATATTCAACCTCTGCACCTTCAACACCCTTTAGAACTGTTTTATCCTCATACAGCTTAATGATACTTTGAATAATTGAATATGGTAGGTATCCTTTATAAAATCTATAAAGGTTAGCAATTTCCAT